GCCCGAAACTGAATTCCCACCACACCTTATTTTGGAAGATACGGATGTCTTGCGTCGATTGCAACTGCGTAAAATCGTTTATATATTGCAGCATAATCTGATCGGTAAACTGTGGGTCAGACGCATCAACGCGACCCGTAACATTTCGCAAAATAAGTATTAAATCTTGTGCTGATTTTGGCATTGTTAACTCTGTTTGTTGTTATTCCATTTCGACAAGATGACAAGAAAATCTGTTTCTTTCGCCAACTTGTTTTGTTTCTGTTTTAACGGTCCCACCATCATCGACTTTTACTTCGGCAAAAATCGGAACCGCCAGTTTGTTAAGAAACTTAACAACTGGGATCGGCAGATCATAGTTACATCCTGGTTTCAGTTGTCCGCGCCAATCAATTTGTTTTGTACGTACATGCACTTTAAGCACGTTTTCTGGTTGATCGAATCGTTGGAATTTCACGGAGACTTTTTTATGGAAAGATTCGTCCGGAACTTTCACGGGAATCGGTGGGTCGCATTTCGGATTCATCTTCTTTGCGTCTCTGAACGCTTTGTGGGCATGCAGATTCCATGTGTATATATCTTCAATCGTCTTAATCTCGAACGTATCGAAATCAAAATTCTCGATAAACTCTTGTTTTGGTTCTTTTTTACTCATTGTTTGTCCTTGTGTAAGGGGTGATGGCCAAAATGACCATCACCGTGCTAGAAATCGACTACGCGCCGATATCTCCTAAGTTGTAATAAGTGTTAAACTTGGTGGCCTGGAAATACATCACATCGCCATCGTTACCCACTACCGCACTTCCTAGAGTCAAGTAGTAGAGAACTGGGCTTTGAACGATTCCAAGATCCGGACCAGCAATCGTGATCTGACCGCTAGAAGAATAAGAACCAAGAGTAGTAATCGGTAGACCGTACACATCGTATAATGCGAATGTGTTAGCAGTTAGAACGACGACTACAAATGTTTGGTTGTTAACTTCTGGTGCGATAGAACCGATTACTTTTGTAATAACTACGCGATCACCCGTTGAGAGACCATGTGAAGCAGCAGTCACAACGGCTGGAGTCGCAGTTGTGATACCTGTGATTGTCACATGTTCATTCTGGAATGTACCGCCAGTGTTTGCAATAGTCACACCGTTGGTTGTCTCTAGAACAGAAGACAAGTCGGTAGTACCACGTGAAACAATCAAAGCATCACCAGCTGGAAAATCTCTAAACCACACCGAAGATAGTTTCTGATCGTTCGTTGCATACTTTGTATAGTTATACAACTCAAGTTTATCTGCCTGCCAAGGCGTTTGTAGGTTATACGCACTACCGCCGGAAATGAAATATCCGCCATAAGTGTTTGTAACCTGGCCAAATTCTCGCGTTCCCGCATAGATGTTGGCGCTGTTTCCAATGAACGCTGTCATATTAAATTCTCCTTAGTGTGGTTATGATTTTGTGCTTCTTAGCGCTACACACCAAGAATCGTCCAAAATTACAGATCCAAGACGGCCTTTCCAGCCCATGGTTTGTCTCTGGTTCAATGGATCTTGTCCCGCACCTCATATCTGTTACTTTCGGCTTACGCCTACTGACCCTTTCGGGCGGGTCAACCTCTTCGGATCAACCTCTGTATGTCTCTATACAGTTCAGACTATCGCATCAGTCAGCTTTTCATCGCCAACCGCCCTCTCACTTAGTCGTTCACGGTGATTATGCAGCCAGTGCATAATCTTCCGCCCTGTCGCCCTCGTCTCTAAACGTTAGGGGTTCCAAGTCAATCAGAGAAGGTTTAGAGCCGCCAAGCATGTCTAGCGGCTTAATTATCATTTCCATTGACTGATCGTCGATGGTAATGCGTCCATAAGCATTGGCTGCAAACAACATGTTGTAGTACACTGCCGGACTTACTGAGGTGTCTTTATAGGCCTCAGAAGTCTTGACAATGCGAACTTCATCACACGAGCCAAATTCCGCCTCCAAAACGCTCTGTTGACGGGGATAATCAGCGGTTGCCAAGAAATTACTTAAATTCTTGAAATCGCTTCTCAAATCAGTTGAGATGATCATCCAGTATGCCGCCCACACAGGCGCGGTACCGAACATATCGCGCCCTTCTTGATTAGGGGACAGTTTTTTACCGTTGTTCCCTTCAAGATAGTCCACAGCTAGTTCTAGGTCAGTTGTTGTTACCTCAGTGATCGCGTTTCCGTTAACACCGTTTAGGCAATCAATCTGTGCAGAAGTAGCCACGAGCATGTTTCTTACGATTTTGTCGTAAGTAGATGCCATGTTTTGGGCCAACATGTCTGCAACCTCATTTGAGGTCTGATCTTGTACAGTGATAATCACATCATCTGACAATTCTACGACCTTTCCGTACTGGCTCACAATCGCAGTGATATCAAACTTAGTAACTTGCTCGGCTGCCGGTGTAACACCTTCTGTAAGCGGTGTCAGGGCATCTGCCAAGTTATCGAATCGACGAAAGATCGCCGTCTTCGAATTCTTCTGGGGTATTTTTCGTTCTTGACAAAAATATCCGTATGTATAATAGGGCTGATGCCTATCCAGAAGGATGTTATCGAAGAACAAGTTGACTTCTGGGTCTACCTGAACCGTTGTTGTTGTTCCTGTTGCCATTTTTTCTCCTAGTAAAAAAATGTTTTGACTCTAGGCGCAAAATTTTTTTGCCCTAGGATTCACCTCGGAGGACTTTTTGTCGGTATTCACGAAACTCTGCTTTCCCCTGGATGCTTTTCAGGTATTCTGTTCCCTGCGGTTGAGCCGATTTTCCGACATCTGCCGGAGATCTTGGCTTATTCGCATTCTGAACAATCCTTTGACCATCTGTTGGTCCCGCTGCACGCTTAACTTGTGGCTTCTGTTCTGGAGCAACAAGATGCATGTAGTCCTGGACAATCTCATACGCACGCGCGTATCGGTTCTGAGCTGTGTCTACTGACGCCGCCAACCAAGGCTTCTTGTCTAATATTGGTTTCAAATACTGGTTAATCTTTTGAACAGCCTCTGGATTCATGTCCTGGTAAAGCGTCTCCAATATCTCACGCTTGGTCATTGCATTCGTTTCCTGGAGATATCTCTTCTCCACGAGAGCGTTGGGGTCTTCTTCCTCAACAGGCTCTTGCACCTGATCTTTCAAACGTAAAGCATATTCGGCTTCGTGGCGCTTTCGGCGCTCCGCTTCCAGTGCAGCGAGAGGAACCATCTTTGGTTCTTCTTCTATCTGATGATCCTGAGACTCAACTTCTACCGGCTCGGAGACAGCTTGTGTCAAGTCTTGTTCGTTTTCGTCGTTCATTATTACTCCCGTTATATGGCGCCCGTTACACTATAATCTTCGGCGTCAAGATTGTTTTTGCGCCCGCTACGTCGGCGACACGGATAGATTTCCCTAGTGTAGGAAAGCTTAGAAGATCTCCTGGGTGCATTACCCAAAGAAGACTCTTCACCCCTCGTCTGTTGTCTACCTCATAGACGAAGGATTCTTTGATAACCCCAGGCTTCTCATCACACGCCTGTAGAAACGGGCGTATAACGTCTTTACCATCGCGGCGTTCCACCTTAGCCTTACCCAATATCCAGTACATGTCCTTGTGGGCGTTTTGGTTTATGATTTTCTCCATCTCTCTATTGAAATGGTCAGTCATCCCTTGCCGAGCGTCTACGTGTTGCTGATACTGAACATCTTTTGGTAAAAGTAACATGGTTCTCCTGTAGGGGGTTATCCTGCCATACCGCGCAGATTCTCTTTTTTCATCTGTTCGTTTTTGTTGGACATTGCTTTCATTCTGTCAGCATTTCCCCAACCAGCTCCGATCTCGGAACCTTTTTTCGGTACGACCATCGGATTGCTTGGATGTCCAAACATACCCTTTGCAGCCTTACCAGCGCTTCCTGTTGGTGGGTGGTATCCAGGGTTCTCCTGACCACCATATGTGCTCATGTACGGCATCATTTTGTTTGCTGCCGCTGTTCCTTTTAACGCCATCTTTAACTCCTATAAAGTTTTATTGGTGTTTCATGTCATACACTCGCGTGTATCTTTTAAACTCTTTCCATATCTGTTTTTAATTCTTGATCTACTCTTTTCTGTTCGGCTTGTCTTATATCAGTTGCTAACTGCATAACTTCAAGAACTCTCTTACGATCCATATCCTGAATTTCATTAGCAGTCTTAGCATTATCAAGAAGTGCTTTAGCATAATTCTGAGCCCCTTCTGAAATGCGCTCTTTAGCCAAGCCAATATCCGCCAGCACACGAGCCCGACGCTCTTGTGCAAGTGCGGTATTTTGATCAATTTGTGACAACTCAAGTTGTTTTTGTATTTGTTCGGCTTCATCCATTTTCTGTTGTTGAATTTGTGCTTGTTCAGCGCGTTCAGCCATTTTCTTGTGAAGTTCTGTAGATCCCTGTAGAGGAGCGACTTCCAAGATATCTTCCCAAGGAATTGGCGCACCCAATGAAACCAGTTGCAACAACTGATAGTAGTATGCTTCGCGCTGGGTAGTGGTTTTGACGGCTTGTTTGATGATGCAGTCGTATTCGCCGAATTGACCCGAGAAAAACTCTTCTGTCGGTTCTTGGTTGGTGATACGTAAAATCTTCCCGGGAGTATAGTTCTTTTGAATGCATTCTAGAACCAACATTCCGAGATATTTCTTCGCTTGTTCCAGGTTGTCAAATATACCGCGATTACCCTTTAGACCGTTTGAGGCTCGTACCTCTGCAAGCTTTCCAGAAACTTGGCTGTCACCGGTCGAAGATAGACCCAACAGCTCTTCAGAGGCTCCAGGGATCTCCATGATGTTCTGGTCAATGATCTGTTGATACTGTAAATATCCTGGAGGAATGTTTGGAGGGGATATTTCGCGGACATCGGCATTAACATCAAAACCTGGATTAACGACGATTTGACGACCCTGACCCGCCTGTAACAGCATTGTGGGGTCTAGTACGGCACCGTTCTTTGTGATCCATCCGGTATTAATTACCGATTCCATGAGGTCAATGATCTGGGAATGGCGACGGTTGTACTGACGCTGGGCATCACGAATAGAGCGGACGATCCCTTGTATTTTCAGCTCGTATGTATCTATTAGCGGCTCATGATATAGCAGTATGGGTACGAATGGGAACGTGTCCAACCCCGTTGGATCAGGTCCCGAATACAGTAATTTGCCACCCACAATGATGTTTAACTCGATACTTCGCTTGTGAGAATTTATCAATTTCACTTGTGGCAGCATCTTGAGCGTTTCTTTCAGCTCTTTCTCTTCTTCGCGCGTTCCGAACCACTCTTCAGTGACTCCAGAATCTTCATCAACAAGATATTTTTGCGGTTTGTTGACGCGAACCCAGTGCTGGTCATAGGTGCACAGATTCTTAGCAATATAAGTAGAGTTGTACTGACGATATATCCCGAGGTACTGATACTTGTTGTCACGGATACCAGTCGGAATGCTGTCGATGATCTCTGGATCAACGCCCGGAAGAAGCGCTTTGATGGCTTCCTTGCTAAGGAGATCGCGCGTAGATGCCTGGTCACAGTCGCTGAGGTCCCTTTTTGTAAAGTATGGGTCCAGCATCAGTGCATTAAACGGCTTCCAGTAGAAGGCAATATCACCATTCACCTTATCCTTAGTGTAGTCCATGTAGATCCCAACGATCGACAGTCCCGTCTTAAGCGAGTGCTCAAAGGCTTCGGAGATGATGTGGTCTGCGCTGGATCTATTGTAGACGTAATACATGACATTAGAGAAGAGATCTGCTGTGTCTGTGTCAGATCCCTCCACAGGAGCCGTAACCGTCTGGGTGCGATTCTCACGTTCGTAACCGGAGTATAGATTGACGACCCGTCTGATTTTGTTGAGCTCCAGAACCATACGATTCTGTCTTTCAAGTTTCGTTCGCTCCAGATTCGTCCAGTTATCTCCCGCATATGCGCGTAAATCCCTATAAGCCTGCGCATAGTAACTTCCCCATGTACGGTATGCGTCGTAGAAAAACTGTTGCCATTTCCAAACTTTGTCATTATCGCCCACAGTATATGTCATATATTTAAATCCACTCTCTACGCATTCTGTTCCATTCTTCAGCGCTCATACCACCACTTGCACCCAGAATCTGAAGTGCTTCGGCACCATATATCAATGCCTTAGATCCGTGCGATGCCCAGTCGTGATGCGAACGCTCGCGATAACAACCCAGTTTTTCGTTCCATTCCTTGCGGAAGTTCTCCACGGCCTTGATTCCCTTTTCGCATTTTTGATAATCGAAGAAAAATCGGTTCAACGTATTACGAAGACATTCGATACCAAAAATCTCATTAGACTGGCGCGGCACGATCTCTACGTTCAGTCCCATCTCGCGAGCAATGTCCGCAAACGATTTTCCCGACCCCTTCTCTCGAGCAGCCGCATCATGAGGTAGATAATGCCTTTCAAATATGTACGGCTTGCTTTTGAGCCATCGAACATAGTGCGCGAGCCCTTCATCGTTATTCTCATAGTAATCAATACAATGTATTTCCTTGCCGACAAGTTGCCATACCCATATGGCGCATGAGTCACCGATTCCGATGTCCCATGAGGTATATGTCTTAGCGTGCTCATCGTAAGGTAAATAACAAATCCTCTTCTCTTGGCGCGCTTGGGAAATATGTTTCGCAAAGTAATACCCCTCGTTAGCGGCTTCAAAGGCCTCTTCAATTGTGGACGGATATTCGCGCTTCATGTAGTCGCCCTGAGTCTGCATCTTTTTAACGTACCATGCTTTTTGCTCTGGACTTAAAATAATTTGTTTACTTTCTAATTCCGTAAAGTACTTCTCCATGTCTTTGTTTATCAAGACATTTTTTGAATCAACTACATAATCCGGGTGCTGATACCACGGGAAGAACCATAGCTTCCAATCGAGCTTACCCAATCGACTTTGCGCGTCCTGTAAAGCTTTGGCTTCTTTGACGATGTTGTAGAAGTGCCCTTCGCGCCCACGTGCGGTCGATTCGATGCACACAAATTGCCCAGCCTGTACAGTATTGAGCGCACCCGAAATAATCTCATTGGCTTTAGTGGGGTTTTCTTGACAGATTTTTGCAAGTTCAGTGACATGTAGTAATTGAATCGTTCCCCCGCGTAATGACGTTGCGACGCGGAATACGGAACCATTGGCAAACCGCATCTCATTCGCATTATCTCTATGCGCAGGGCACATATCTCGCACAAACTGCGGCAGGTGATCGTAGGCGAACTTGACTTTATCAATAAAAATCTCTCGTGCGACGGCTTTCGAGTCGGCCACAATCGCCGCATTAACGTTGTCATTGAACAGGCAAGTGTCGAGAAAAAGCAACGCATGGTATGTTGTGACCCCTAATTGTCTGGCTTTCAGGATGATGTTTAAATAGTGCGGCTGAAAAAGAGACTGCTGAGCCCAATTTGGCTGAAAGTCAACAACCCTTCCTTCCTTGTCTTTGATTTTGTACAGATTCGCAAGACGCCATTGCTGGTCACCAAGCGCGGTCGTTATTAGATCAAGTGTTTGTGTTGTCATGCGCCTTTTCTATCAAATAAATAATTTACTTTACAGACAAATCAATTGAAATTTTAAAAAAAACTTGATAGTGTTCAAGAAATTTAGGCCAATTGGAGGCATATGAAGATAAAAGTTAATAGAACAATTGAAGAAAACGGTGATTTAACATTCGTTATAAAAGTCTCGGAACCGCATGAAATAGACTTTACAAAAGATGATCTTAAGAACATGCAATTGATACGTAAATATAACGATTTACTCGCCCAGGTGGATGACCCGCACCCGTCGCTTGTACATACGATGGAACTGTTAACCGATTTGATGGCTGAAAGGTTTTATGATATAAAAAGAAAACTTGAATTTGCGATTCATAATGAACTCAATATAAAGATTGAACCGATTCGTCAAGAAATATATAATTGGATCTACGATTTTCAACCAAAACACTTAAAGACATGGATGTATGACTATGACCCCCAGCGGTGCCATTATTACTTTGATAACGATCGCACTGCATATAGCGATACTGTGGATAATGATCACGATAAATATTCAGGTGAGGGAGATTGTGAGTCTAGAGAAGGCGATTAGATACGGTAAAGAGCGTCGTAAATCATATACAGGCGCGAAAGCCGTTTCGAAGGTATGTAGGCATGGTTATTGTGCGTCATGTGAAGATAATAAAATGCACAACACCAGAAAAAAAATAATATCAACAATCGAACAGATAGAGCAGGTTGATGGGAACGACGAAAATTTGTCAGGGATGCGGGGAAGAGTATTTATCCGGGAAGAAACAAGTATATTGTTCCCCATATTGCCGTAAGAGCCATACGATTCGTTTACAGAATACTGCGGACCGTGTCAGGCGCAAAAGACCATATACGCCGTGGAATACAAATCCAGGAATGTTCAAAACCAAGAGAATAGAATTATGACGATAACAGTGACATGTGTTTCAGACATGCATGGCGATCACCCCGATTTACCAGGCGGCGATTTGTTGATTTTGGCAGGTGACCATACGGCAAATGACAATGTGCAGGGATGGGCGCGGTATTATGGGTGGTTAAAGGCGCAGAAATACGATAAAAAAGTGATGATTGCGGGCAACCACGACAATTTCTTGATGAATTGTTGTGCGTCGTTTGAGGCGCGACAATTAGGTCTTGACGAAGAAGATTTAACGGAGGATTTCGAGTATTTATGCGACTCTGGAATTGAATATCGAGGTCTCAAGATATGGGGCGCGCCGTGGACGCGCAATTTCCGAGGCCAAAGTCGTTGTGCGATGGCATTCGGGTTAGAAACGGAAGCCGAAATGCGTGAGAAATGGGATTTAATCCCGAGCGATACGAATATATTGATAACGCACAGTCCCCCGAATGACATTTTAGACAAGACGAGCCGCAAGCGCGTTGGTTGTCTCGCGTTAAAAGACAAGTTGTTGGATTTGCCGCAGTTGCAGTTGCATGTTTTCGGTCATATCCACGAGGGTTATGGTATCACGCACCGTGCATGGGAAGAAATAGACGGTAAAATATGCGGTCTCGGTCCGTTATTCGTCAATGCGGCGCATATGGACGGCAGTTATGAAGCGGTTAACGAGCCGTGGACGTTTGAATTAGAGTTACCCAAGGTATCAGATGAATAAAGATTCCCATAGATATAATTATTACGACAAAGACGGAAATGAGATAAAGTATGATAAGTGGGTACAGATGATATCGGATTTTTCGTACCGAATAATAGATTATTATGAGATAGGACCATACCGTGTTTCGACGGTGTGGATGGGGGTGAATCACAATATCCGGGGCGAACCGATCCATGTATTTGAGACGATGATTTTCCGCGTAAATGAATACGAAGGCGAGAGAGACGAGTTAGATGGGTATCAGGCGCGGTATTCCACGTTGACGGAGGCGGTTAACGGTCACGAGAGAGCGGTTAAGATGGTCATAGAGGCGGTTAACCGAACGGATCCGGTACACCGGGAGGTGGAGGATAGGATGGATTGACGATGGGCAGCGTGGGGCCCGTAAGCGTGAATTCAGCGACGCCGTTGTTTACGAAAGGTGTAAAGGCACGTCCATCTACAGGCAGTGTATCCACATACGAGAGATGGAACGTGTCAGTGGTCGCTTGTTGCACGTAAAATAGTCGGTTGTTTAATTGTTCCATGCCGGTTGCGTATAATGTCGGGTATACGATGAAGCGTGTAGCGCGGATGGCTTGTCCGTTTTGGAAGCCGTGAGCGGGTATAGTGACGACGACGGGGTATGCGGCGGTTATTGCGGTTGGCGTATATTGACGTACGGCGAAGTGTGACGGTGACGAGTCAGGCGAGCATGGATAGGCATCTAGGGGTTGTGGTGGTGGTAGTGTCATTATTTATGCCGCGGGTTATTCATACGCCAAATCAGATCATTGACATCATCGATTAATTCGTCAAGTCGTTTCAGCGCGTCGGACATGTTGTTGGAGATTGTTGGTGCGCGGCGTTTGAGAGTTGGCATCACAGGAATTGGTTTTGTTTCGTCTTCTCTGTCGAAAGCGGGCATGTTGTGCATGTTGTTATTCATAATACGACCCCTCGAGGACTTGCACCCCGTTCTCTTGTTTATTTGACAAGGCTTTAATCTGCATAAGCGAAGGGGTCGGTTTAATTATTGTTGTTGTTCAGTCGGTTCAGATGGTTCAGATGGTTCAGTTGGTTCAGCACACGCATCAGGCGCGATATCCGGCGCGGCGAGACCGGTTGGTACGACGAGTACGCGATAGTCTTGTCGACCGGAGACATCCATTCCCTGTACTTCGACGAAGTTCAAGACGTTTGGCATCAATGCGCGCAGCATGGTCATCCCGGCGACGTCGACGATGGGGAAGAATTGTTTTTGTGTTGGTTGTGCGGTCACGGCGTCCGGCGCGGCATCATTTGAGGCATTATTTTCGGCATAAGGCGCATCAGACGCGTTTGCAAAAAGCGCGGGATCATTGGCATCAGGCGCGATATCAACAATATCGTTTGTATCAGACATGGTATTCTCCATTTTCGGTTTCGACGTCTCCGTCTTGAAAGGTTATTTTTTGTTCAGTGTACACGGTTGTCACGCGGTCGGAGTCATGCAATTTGTATACGATGATCTCGTCTTTCGACATTTTCGAATATGCGATGACGTCTTCCATGCGTTCCAGCACAGATGCGAGGCGCAATGCACCATCGAAATCCGCAGACAACTGATTATGTGTTTGTTTAAAAACCAAATACATTATTCGTCATCTCCATCGTCATCAGATTTTTTTTCATCAGGCGCGTCCATCTTGCCGCCCAGCAATTTGATGGTTTGTTCGATCGCAATCATGTTATCAATAAATTTTTGTTTTTTTGTGTCCATTTCGCAAAACAATTGGCAATATTCAATCATTAGTCGTTTTCGGTAATCATAATATTCGCATTCGGCATCCATTTTTTCGCGCAGTAAGGCATGATTTTGTTTCAGCATGTTGATTTGTTGTTCGGTGGTCAGTGAGTTCGCGTCGTTTGAATCATTATACCGAAAAAGTTTTTTCAGATCATTCAGCATTGAATTTTGTTCGTTCATATTGTCTCCCGTGTTTTGGTTGTTTTGTTTGTTGTATCGCGCACGGTGATCAGACGACGGTCGTATACGCATAACAAACGCGTTCCCATAATCAGATTCCAAGATCGGCGGTTTATGGTTTGGTATATGATTTAGATCCATGCGTGCAACCATAACCATATTGATGAATAAATGTCAATATATTTTGTATATGGCGCGGATGGTGTATTGTTCACAACGCGTTCATAACGTGTTCATAACCCGCCGGTATACCGTACCCCATGTTCATATGTACAGTGTTATGCACAACCCATGAACATGTTGTGAACAATTATCCCCATGTTTTGGGCGCGGCGCAAGTCATTAATACACAATCACATACACCACCACCCACAACCACACCACACACAGTTGTTAACATTCCCACATCACATGAAGAAGATGAGTATATTTATATATATAATTCTCTTCTTCGGGCAGTGTGGATTTGTATACGACGCGATTTCATGACCGCGCATCAATCATAATACATTCATACACCGCGCGGTATCCATGTTGTCGCCGAATTCATACGCCATACCATATCGCGCATGTCCGCGAATTGGTACCACCAATTTTTTTTCATGGCCATAATCAAATGTTTACACCGCACCCAACACCCCGGAATTTTTTTACAACCGCACATGCACAAGTGTTCAACACATATATGGTAAATATTTTTTTTGCGGTGGATTTTTTTCGTTTGTATGTCAATGGGCACGAGATGATTATATATATATAACCGGTTACATTTAAGGTGACCACCCCTGGTGTCGTTCAAGCGTTTATTCGGTGCAGGGGTGTCATGTTGTTTATATGCGATCTCAAGCGTGTACACTGACTGTTGTGTACACGGTCCACGTGGATTGTGTACGTCATATTGCATATACGCGGTCTCACGTCGCACACCGCGAAATGTTTACGCACACCATGCGTAATCACGTTCACACATATGCGTGGATGCGTTTTTCGCAGTCATGACCATGTTTGTTTGTTCGGGTGTTCACATAACCAACAGAATTTTGTTATACACATCCACCATCATACAACCATCATCAACCGCACATGTTAGCGGTTACATGTAGCGGTCTCATGTTGTTGATGCACATTATATATGTTGTGCTATGGCTATTTGGATGGCGGTTCGGCTGGATTCTTAGATCTATTGATGATGAAATCGAATGCTGCGGTTGCGATATCTTTGGCTGCATGTTGTGCTTCGGATTGATCCCACCCGCGGTTTCTGCCCTGCGTTTTGAGAACGAAAGCCTGTAGAGCGGTGTCTTGCGATTCGGCAGCGCGGTCATAGACGCAGTCTTCTATGGCTTCTATTTTTCGCAGTCTACAGTCTTCTAATACTGTTGTGAGATGCTCGCTGTTATCTAATATACGACGTAAAACGTGGCGTGTTGTTCCGAGCGAATCAGCTGCGTTTGAGAGATTACCGCGATATTTTATGATGGCCTGTTCGATTAAATTGTGGTCCAGAGGGATGCCTGGATGCGGTTGACGTGCAATCCTGCCTTTTTGTTTATCTGGTTTTGGAAATCCTGCCATATTACCCGCGCACCTGTACCACTTTTTGATATTTAATCGCGCACCTGACGCGGTATTTGTAAACCGCGCATCAATC